TAAAGAATACTCTAAAGGATAATGATATGGAGAGGTTGGGTAATTTCTTTAAGGATATCCCTGAGGATTTATGTATAGGGAATGAATTTTATTCCATTCTAAAGAGTAATAAACCTTCCTCTTATATCAAAAAGAACTATCCACACTTAGAAGAAGTTTCTGAATTTAAAGGTAATTATAGTATATATGTCCATTTTAACTAAATCCGCACCTTCTAACAAACAATTGGAAGAACATATCCTCCAAGAAATAGAGAATAAATATCCTTTATTACCACTACAGATCCACAGAGATATGTTAGAAGTAGAATGTAGAGGTTTTGAATTAAAGGAATTGGATAAATTGGTGGATATATGCAAACAATATGGATTTAGTACCCTTTATATCAACAATTCTAATACTTATTGTATGGTATACATAGATGATATCCATAAGGTGGTAGAAAATTTAACTATAAGTTGTAAAAATCCGGCCTTATTAATAGGAGGATGTGATATAAGGGATAATGTTCGTTTTGAAAATATCGTTCTAAGTTGTAGGGACTCCAAGACTTATGAATTAAATGAGGAGATGGAAGTGATAAATTATAAGGGTCATTTCCTATTTGAAATGAGTTTTTATGGGGCAAATTTCCCTGATATACCTAAAAATTTTACTTATAAAAACAGTTATTATAATTTGAGGGTATCCGGAAAGCAATTTGATATGGATAAATTTTATAATAAGTATAAACCTTATTTTGATAACATTCCTTTACCTTGTGAGATATTTTGGGTAGATGGAGCCAAAACCTATTATTTAAGTGATAAATGAATTTACCATTGGTAAAATATGAACATAACCTCAAATCCTGCTATAGTTTCCAATAAAAAATACCAACAAGGTTATGTGGATTATGAATTATTGGATGATAGGTGTATTAATAAGAAATTGGGGATGCCTATAACTTATCGGAGTAGTTATGAACTCAAGTTTATTAAGTGGTTGATACAAAATCCGAAGGTAACCAAATGGGGTATTGAGGTTTTCCCTATTAGGTATACTACCGCAGATGGTAAAGTCCATAGGTATTTTCCGGATTTTTATGTAGAAATAGGAGATAAGAAGTATGTAATTGAAATCAAACCTAAGAATCAAACCTCTAAACCAGTATTTACCTCTAAAACCTCATTAAAGACCAAACATTACCAAATTAAGGAGTTTGAAAAAAATAAAAGAAAGTGGAATGCTGCCCTGGCTTTTTGTAAAGAAAGAGATATTGAGTTTAAGTTGGTAACTGAAGCCGGGTTAAGTATGATTAAATAACCAGTAGGGTGTTCCACCCTACCATTGGATAATCACATTTAATCACTCCAGATTATTAAAAAAATGACATTGTCGTAAACACCAATGGATTCCTCCATTTCATTCCAGTTTCCATTGGCTGAGCATTAAAAATAATGAAATCCCAGGGGCTCATGGGATTTACCGGAGGTAGTCATGTCCTTGATACATATCTAATAAAAAATGAAATCAATTTCTGAAGCAATCCTTTCCAAGAAAAATATTTCCGATATAGTCAATATAGACCAAGAATTATTTAAAAAATCATTCAGCAGCATTTATTCTAATAGTCAAAATTATGAGTATGTAACCAACCCTAAAAAGTATGATTATGCCATTATTAGGTTAGGTTCTTTAATCAATAATAGTAAAAATCCCAGGGATATTGAAATAAATTCTTATGTTATCAATACTGAAGAATGGGAATCTAATCATTTAAATAAGGAAATTGCCTTTACTTCTTATGCCGGAGATAAGAGGTTAGAAACCAAATACCCTATTACCATTGTTTTTGAGGGAGATTATATAGAAGGATTTACTTTCATAGGCACAAATATTAGTTTTGTAATTGGTTCCCATCAAAGAGTTAAGGATTGTGATTTTTCTAAGGTAGGAGAAGCCAGATTTTTCTTTTATGATGAATCCAATAAAGAATCCGTTATGAGGGCACCTACTTATAATACGGTATACAACAAAGGGTCTTTTATAGCCACTTGGATGAAAGGAAATGATTTGGTAAAAGAAAGAACCTCCGAATTACGCAAGATTTTTGATGTAAGATCCATCATACTTCCTAATAAAAAGAAATTTTATTTAGGCACTGAACGAGATGGTAGACCAGATTATCAATCCATTTATCCAGATGAACAGGTGGTGATGGATGCCCTGAATTGTGATAGGTTTGATATTGATTTTAAATATATTTATAAATAGGGATGTCTATTTTACATAAACATATTATCCCTACCTTTACCACCAAAGAAGATTGGTTACCCTCGATTCAACAATTATTCCCCTATAAAATAGATGTGGATAAGTTTGAAGTAAAAAATGGGGTACTCACCCTATACAATCCCAATACCTATGGTATGAAGATAATAATTACCTCAGAAGTATTAGATATGTTGGATAAAACAGGCATAAATATATTAAAATTTGAGACAAATCGAATTATAGAGGAATTATATTATGAGGTGGTAGTTTGTATAAAAAAAGCTTGTTTAAATAAGTTTAAGAAACAATTACAATTGATTTATTCAAATCCTGAAAGAGTAAAGTATGAACTTATATAACTGCATCCTAAGACCTGGCCGAGTATTAGAAATAAATAAGAATAACCCTGGACAAATCAAAATAGAGGCTCCAGGGTTATTTAGTAAACAACATATTCAACAATTACCGTGGGTATATCCATTTTTTACAGGCCATACCAATCAATTCTCTAAACCCATTATAAATCAGGAGGTTTGGGTATTAAATAATAAGGAGAATCCTTCCCAATTATATTGGTTCCTGAAAAATGAAGACCAATTTAAGGAGATAGAAAAATTCGATGAAATCACTAAAGATACCAATGTGGAATGCGTAGTCCATAGAGAAGTGGGGTCTGGGTGGGCCACCTTATATTTTAGTGATGGCCAGGGATGGATAATCCGGCATAATAGCGATAGTATTATCCAGATTCGTAAAGATGGTAGTATATTATTGGAAAATCCCAATGAAACCAACAGATCCATAGATATTTGTAATAATAGTATATCTTTAGGAAAAAAAGGAGGTAGTGACCACCCGGCCTCTTTAGGAGATAAAGTCCAAGAATGTTTTGATTTAATCCAACAATGCCTTCAAACCGTCAAACAAGCCGCTGCCGGAAATGCTTATACCTCTAATATTGCTACCGCCATTGGTTCCTTTCCGGATAAACTAAAAAATAAGATACCGGAGACGTTGTCTAAGGAAGTGACTCTCCAATAAGTTAATCCGGGGAAATGAACCAATATCCGCGGTAACCATTTTCCAATGTGGTATGATATATTGGTATGAGTATATTAAAGAAAACCATTATTCCCACCAAGGTTCTAAAGGAAGAAAATGAAAAAGTGATGAAGGAGAAAAAATTGAAAGAGAAAATGTCCAGGGAATTTATATTACGTATACAACAAGAATTACTTTACAAATCCTATGGCCATACTCAATAAAAAATCAATTCCTTTATCGGAATTAACCGGAGAATATTTAAAAGGGATTATATCTAAAATTTATGATAATAAATGTATGGATTCCATTACCATCCCAATCACTCCCAACAATAATTTCGAATTTCGATATATAGAAGACCAATTAGAAAGCCATTTAAAATTAATGGATGGATTTACATTTTCTGACCTTCCAAAACTGATATAACCATGGCCATAATTACCAAACATATATTATCCACAGATACTTTAGAAGCTAATTATTTCCCTAATATCGGTTATACCTTAGATGGGAAAAGTAAGATAGATTATAAAAATGGAATAATCTATTTGGAATCGGCTTTTGAGGATATAACAAGATTAAAAAGGGATTTTGGATTCAATTTATTCGAATTGGACTTGGATAAATGGGAAGAATATGGTTATTCTAAGGAAATTATTTTTGAAACTTCCGGGGATAAAGTGAGTAATGTTAGATTAAAAGGTAAAAATATCCAAAATTATACCTTTAAAGGTAGAAAAATAGGTATTATATTGGATAACACCCAGAACTTCCGAAATAATAATCTATCCAATATATCCATATTGCAGATTTTTTTATTTAATAAAAAGTATGAAAATTGTGGAAAACCAATATTTGGATACAATTTCGTGGAAAAATATGGATACCGCGGTACTTCCTTAGAAGATATAAAGGATAAGTTGTTGGATGGTAATTTTTATCCAAATAAATTTTTTCTATATTTAGGTAAATCCAGAAGTAAAATTCCCAAATATGATTATTATGATGTGTATGGATTATTCAATAAAAAAGCGGAAGTATGGCTCTATTAGACAAACCAAAGTCCAAATGGGACTTATATAAACATAATTTAAAAGAATTGTTATGTGAGGATAAGTTTGGAACTCCTATGTTTACCACCAGAACCCATATAACCAATATAGAGGCAGAAAATGATACGGGCCTATCTTTATCTTTAAATGAATATTTTTATATGGAACCTACTTTACATGTGGATGGGGATATATTAATGGAAAATGATATCCATTGTTTGAGATTATCTGGTAATAAGGAAGCCATTGTAGTAGATTTAAAAGGAGGTTCCAAAATCATAGAAGACCTTACCATCATATCCGATAATAGATTAAAGGTATATTGTAATGCCTCTGTAGAAAAATTACATTTACAAGGCAAACATCCTCATAATGCGGTGGGAAATGTATTTATATTTCCATTTTCAAAAGATGCATTCAAAGATTTCAATTATAGAAGTTTACAAGGAAAGTGTACTGGTATATATGGGGTGAGATGGGTGTATTTAGAAGGAATCCCTTTAAATGAAGATTATTTTGGGGATTTAGAAGAACATTTAATACCCATTTTAAAAGATTTTCCATTACTCATTGGAAACTATCGTTTGTCCCTGGAGAATGGAAATATGAAAATAGAACAAATTTATCAATAAAGATGCAAGATTTTAACGTGACTGAAGGAGAGGCCATTATCACCTCCGATATAGATAATTTATTACAATCTATTAATATTTTGTTTGAAACCTCTTATGATGAACTGGTGGGGAATCTGACCTTTGGAACGGATTACGGCCAATATTTATATGATTTAAGGGCAGATGGGGATAGTATTACCCAGCAGGTTCTTAAAGATTTATATACCTTAGATTTAAAAGGATTCACCCCGGAGGTTCAAACCTATATTTTACAAGGTACCGAACAGGATATTATCCTTATAGAAATCAATCTGATAGATACCAACAAACAAGAAAAGTACACCAAAGTCTATACCATAAAATGATCATTCTAAACGTAACTATTGATATGAATATGTATGATTTATCCTTATCAAAGGTGCGATAAAACTATGGCCATAATCAATAAACAAAAACTTACAGAAACCGATCTAAGGAAACAGCAGATCTGGAGTATTGTATATGAATTGGCCTTTGATGCCTTTGATATGGGTATTATTTTTGATAATATGGAGTTTAAGGGAGAGGAATTGATTATTGATTTGAGAAAGTCCACATTGAATATGGATATCCTATATTTCCATAAACTAATTACTCCCAATTATAATAAATTCTTAGAGAAGGATATTACCAAATTAACCATTCTAACGGAAAACGAAATAACCTTTGATATTATTAATTCTTGGGTATCCAAAAATACTGGTTATCAGTTATATTTTAAAGATGGATTTATTTTGAGTTCATCTATTCCTTTAAATTATCAATAAAAATATTTTAATTATGGCCATTTTAAAACCAACATTTGCAGGAGATTATTTAGGAACTCTGTTTATCAAAGACTCCAATTTTGAAACCAGGGTGCAAGATAATGTATTATATATCAAACAAATAAAACCAGATTATAATGATACTAAGTATCTTAATATAAACAATCAATTGTGGGAGGATTATGATATAGATACTCTGGTTATAGAAAAGGACAATTTTAATCATACCAATCAAATATTATATTTGGGATGTACCAGTGAGATTTCCAATATAAAAATATTTAATAAGAATAAGGATTTGGATGTGATATTGGGGGAGGTGAAGACCATAAAAGGTACCATTGAATTAGAGAATGTTTCCATCAGACCCTATAAAGGAATTAAATTTAGAGCAGCAGGGGAGGAAATATATGGAGGTTTTGAAGGATTGAACCAATTTTTGGAAACCTCCCAATCCATTAAAGGTTCCGGTAAATATGGTATTAGAGTGGAGATAACCCAATGGGATACTTTTAAAAAAATCATTGGTAAAGAAAAGTATAGATTTAATGTTACCAATATGACCCATATACCACTAACCGGATATGATATCACTGGTAATTTACAACATTTAGATATAAAATTATGATTACCAAAAAACAATCCTTTAACATAGAATATATAAAAAGTTCCATAATGGATTCTATATGTCATGAATTGTGTTATATGGGCCAGAGTTTTTATGGTCTGTTGAGACATATGGATTGGGAGGATAATACTTTATATATAAGTGGAGGTCCCTCCGGATATAGATGTTGTATTAGAGAAGACTTATTAAATTTACTTAATAAATACCAAATCAATACCATTAAATTTGAATATACTATCCAAGATTTTAAAAATGAATTAGTTATAGAATCTGATTTAGTCCCGGATGAAATCATAGGAGATTTTGGAGTCACCCTGAGTAATGGTTTTACTATACAATCGGATAGAAAAATATTGATTAATACTTTTTGATATGGCAGTTCTTAATAGGCATATACCTTCCAATAACATCCTCAAATCCAAAGTTTTAAAAGAGGGAGCTTTTGATTTATCTCATGGTTCCTTAGACATAAAAATAAAGGAAGATGATACAGCTATATTGGAATTGAGAGATGATAGATTTACCCATTTCCAATTAACTATTAATAAAGCCATTTTAGAGGATTTTGAAATCAAAAAGGTAATTATAGATAGTATATATTTTACCAGAAATAAAAGATTGGATTTGGTAGTAAATTCCAACACCGGAACTCTGCCTATTATTAACAATTCTTTGGAGAAAGTGTTTTTAAGGAATCGAGATATTTTAACCGGAGAGGTATACTTGTCCAATATTATGATAAGTTTAATAGAACCCACTCCACAGGGGGCGTTAACTTTTGGTAAAAATGGTATGATATATAAAGACGATTTTGCCAAAGATATATGGGATTATATAAAGGGGATGTTATCCAATATAAAATCCATCAATCACGGAAATTTAGGAGGTTTTTATTTACCTGTCAATTATTTGAGTCTGGAATATATGTATGATGCTCTAAAAAATGAGGAAACCCTCCAACAATTTCAATCCCATATGCCTCATCTGGATAGTTTTTCTTTTTTATTTCAAGAACTCAATGATATGATGAAGGTGTATTTGGATTTTAAGGATCCTAAAAATAATAAATTATGGCCATTATAAATAAAAATACCTTACCTACGGAACAATTGATACCCGGAGAACTTAAAAAGGCTACCACCGCCGGTGGTTTCTGGTTGGAACCAACCAATCCAATTTTTGTAAACCAAGTGTAATTTAATACTGGATTATATGAGTATACTTAATAAACCCATAATACCCACAGAACAATTAATAACTGATGAATTGAGGAAAGCCCTGGAAATTTTTTGTATGTATGAGGAAGATTTGGATGCCCTTTTAAAAAACATGGATATAAGAGGCCATCAATTGTATATAAATGTAACGGAAGATTTTAAATATAGGGAGTTTTATTTACAATGGAATATGACCAGATTTATCAGGTTAAACATAGATGATATTTATTTCCGCAATAATAATTTTGATAAACCAGTCAGGATCCGTACTCATAAAAATCATGTTAAGGAATATGGATTATCTTATGTGGAGTTTAATGAGGGTCTGGTAGTTCGTTCTAATAATAGAATAATTTCATTATGAGTATACTTATTAAAAATAAACCTAATTATTTCAAGGAAATAATGGAGGATATCATATATGACTTAGCCTTTAATCAACATGATTATGAATTGATGAATGAGAATATTTCTTATAAAGGAGATATCTTATATTTAAATATACCAACCCATAAAAATTTGGATGTGGAAATTTTGTATTTAACTAATATTATTAGCCCCAATTTTAACAGGTTCCAAGAAAAGGAATTTAATAAATTGATAATTTCCTATAATAAAACATTGGAATTATCCACCTATGTATCCACAGTGGCCAGAAGGGATCCTAAAAGAGTAATATTTGAAGATGGTTTTGTGATAGAATCTGATAATGGGTTGAAAATTAGATAGTTATTTTTTAAAAGAATTATAAAATATGGCCATACTCAATAAAAAATCTTTCTTTAACCAAGAAAACATATCCTATATATTAGAAAAAGGATTTCATATACATTCTACCAATCCAGTGAGGTTTGATTATGAAAAACTTGGCGAAGGTAAGGTAGTATACTATATCCCAAAAGGGAGTACCACCAACGAAGGTTTGTCTATTCATATGGATGTTTTAAATAAATTTGATATCCAAGAACTTGTTATAAAAGAAGATAAAGGTAATAAAAGAACCAGATATTGGATAAATACCTCTGTGGATACCACTTTTAAAAGTGGAAGATGCCCGTTTCGTATTAGGAATCATTCCAGATCTCAGGTTATATTAACGGATTCCACCTGTTTAACCGGAAGTATAGTATTGGAGAATGTGGTAATAAAAATGTTTGATATGATGTTTGGTATAAGGGGGGATGGAAGGGTCATTCCAAATAATGATTTTAGAGAATTTTTATACGACCTGAAATCATTACTTTATCCAGTACATTCGATACAATTTGGCCAAAGAGGGGGTATTACTTTCACCCCAAGAATAGGAGAACAAACCCATATATTGGAATTATTTATTAAAAATGAGGAGTTCCATGATACCATAAGGAATCAATTTCCTAATTTGCCTCAATTGAATCTGGTATGTGGATATGATAAACATTCTTATGCCACCTTAATTTTCGATTTGAATAATCCTAATAATTCCCATATAAACATATGCCCTTATTTGAATCCACCCGATTTTATTAAACCATGAGTATACTGAACAATAAACATAATCCCACAGAATCTATTAAATCAGACATCATCCACCAAATCTGGCCACCTCATCCTATCCTTGGAGGTCACCCCGGAATCGATTGTTCTATTGATAACGACATTTTAACCTTTGTTTTTGACAATTTTCATTCCAGAATTGATTTGATATATTTAAATGAAAAAACATTAAAAAAACAAGGGTTTAATAAAGTATATTTTAAGGGAACTTTACATAATAATATGAAACTGATAATGGCCGGTGCAGATCCCCTGGAGGTATCCTTTTATAATGAGACTAATAAGGAGATTATTTTGAGTGGGGTCATGGGAATTAACGAGGAAGTAGATTTGTATGATATAAAGATAGTTACCTATGGTCTACCCTTTATGGATTCTGCCGGCTGGAATGAATCTATAGAACATGTATTCCGGAATAATAAGGAACAGGTAAGTTGGGGAGAAAGAGGCGGTATCATTTTATTGGAGGATGCAGAGGATGTAGGAGTATTTCCCTATGTGGAATCCACCCAAAGTTATATTCCATTCTGGGCTGTGGTAGATGCTAAAAAAGAACAGTATAAAAAATATACTTTATACTATTAAAAATATATCAAATTTCAATGATCTCATCTTGGATGATATAAGAATATTACTTTATATAGATCGTTTAAAAATCCATATAAAAACCTTAAAATAATACATTATGGCGATTCTTAATAAACACAACATCAAAACTTTTTTAGAGGATGAATTAGAAGAGGCCATTTTTAGAGGAGCCCCACCTATAAAACATAGTTTTGATGATACCAATGGTTTGTTAAAAATACATATGGATACCCCAGATTCCGCTACCCTGTTTATAAAATGGGATTTCCTTAAAGGAATTGGTTATAAAGGGGTCATTTTTAATAATTATGGATCTGGAAATTTATATATATCTTCTGGAACTACCTTTAATGAGGAGTTTTGTATAATAAATGAAGGTAAAAATAAGGTATATATAGCCGGAGTTACCAAGAATAGTTGGAAAGGTCAGGTAGTCCTTAGGAATATGTATATAAGCCCAGCCTTTGAATTAGATTTTTATATTGGTGCCTTAGGGGATTTATTGAATGAATCGGTTATAGGTGATTTGAAGGTTTTATTTTCAGAAGTGGAAACTTTAGATTTAGGAGAATCCGGAGTTATCCAATGTAATTTATTTGTGAATTGTTCTGCGGATAAAGTTAACCGGAATAAACAATTATTCGAATTATTTAAAACCCATTTGGGTAGGCTGGGAAAACTTAAATTGGTAGATAGAAGTAATTATTTATTATTGGATTTTAAAAATAATATAATGCTATATGTGGATCCTTATACCGGAAAATAGTAAATTTTAGGATATATAGTCTGATCTATATAAAAAGATAAGATATGGCCATCCTACATAAACATAATTGTGATAATAGTATACAGGAATCTATTTTAAATACTTTATTTGGAGCATATTATCCACCCTGTGATATTAATTTTAACAATTCATCTATAAATATAACCATTTTAAAAGATGATGAAGGATGCCTATATCATACTAACTGGAAGGAAAATATCCCTTACAATAATATTTATATTTCTGGGATGAATGAGGTAGGGATGATATTTCAGGTCAAATATATTCCAGATAATTTCAAAATTCATAACCACACCGGTAATCAAATATTCATAAAGGAGATTATAACCGCAGATTTAAAAGGAGATTTGATTTTTGAGAATATGTATTTGGATTTATTGGAGAATATGAATTTTGATAGAATAAAGGATATTCCATCCATACTATCCAAAAGGTTGGAAAAGGTAACCTCTATCGATTTTGGAGAAACTGGAGGGTTGTTTATAAGGTGTTTTGATGATTTGACTGAAAATTCCTATAAAACAGAACTTTTTAATAGAATATTAAAGGATTATTATGCCTCCTTCAAACAATATCTAAATCATCTATCTCATATACAATTAGTTATAAATGTAGCAGCCGTAGGGAAGGTGGTAATCCATTTAGATTTTAAGTATCGTTCCAAAAGTTATTTTGTATGATACTAAATAAAAAATCCACCAATACCCTTATGGAGGAAACCATTATAGAGGTATTTTGGGGTTCTTCTCCAAAATTTTTAGATAAAACCATTATAGAAAAGGAATCCATCCATTTTTATTTAAAAAACCAGAATCCTTTACAAATTAGCGGAACTCATTTTAATAGTACCTTAAATGAGGATTTTCCTTATAACCAATTTCATATTCATGGTTCCAATGAACAGGGTTTAACCATTCATTTTGAAAAAACCACCCCTAATATACAATTGTATAATCATACCAATAATGAGGTGATTTATAATATGGTTCCCATATGTAAATTAAAAGGAGATTTGGTATTTGATAATGTTCGGCTGAGCCTATATCCCAACATATCCCTATCCCATAATAATGCTCCCCATTGTTTAGGAGAGGTATTAAAAGAGGTGACTTCTTTTGATTTTGGAGAAACCGGAGGTATCCTAATGCATAATTATATAAATAAGGAATGGAATAATATAGACCAGAGGGTATATGATAATTATATGAATTTATATCATTTATTTCAGGAATATATAAACCTCCCTTATATTAATTTAGTGGTGGTGGATGAATACCATGATTATAGTTTGATTATACATATGGATTTATTAAACCGCCTTAAAAGTTATTATAAAAGGATATAATATGGCCGTACTCAATAAAAAATCATATAATGAATCCATAAAAATTGACATAATGGATACCATGTTCGGAAATTACCATCCAGATTGTGATGTCCAGTTTTCTGATTTTGGTATCTATTTAAATATCACCGGTCGTAATCATGGAAATACGTATTGGACTAAATTTAATAAGGATTGTCCATACAATGATATCCATATATCCGGATCCAATGATAAGAGAACTAAATTCATAATGGATTATATTCCTTATGATTTTAAATTATGGAATGAAACCAAAAATAGTATAAAAATCGAACTTAGGAATGAGGTAGTTTTAAAAGGAGATATATGTTTTAATAATATCGTTTTAGAAACCTACCAATTCTTATCTTTCACCTCCTATGATAATTATTTACCAATCCAATTATATCAAATTCTAAAGGAGGTTAAATCTTTGGATTTTGGAGAAAAGGGAGGTATTCATATAACATATAATCATTCGGTTTTTGGAGAGGACTACAAACAGATTGTTTTTAATGAATTTATGGAAAAATATGAGTTATTCCAGAAACACCTATCTTATCTATCCTATATCCAACTGATGGTAAATGTGTCCAATGAGAAATTGGTACAGCTTTGTTTAAATATGGATAATAAGGATAAATGTTATTACCTATGAATAATTTTACCATAATCCTCAAAAACTAACATTATAAACCATGGGGTTGTTAAAATCGTCTCCAAAATCATAGATAGAACCAACAGTATTATCAGAATTATTGGAAGAACTATCATATATAGCATCCAATTGATTTACCAACATCTTATATTGGGTAGTATTCTTAACAAATTCAGTTTGGATACAAGCCATTACCAAGTCATCATGACCAAAACTTGCCGCATAAGAATCGTTATTCTCATTTTTAATAAAGTTGCCGAGTTCCATTATCAACCTTTCGTCCTCTCCTATATATTTTTTGAGCTCATAACTCTCCTTAAATAGGTTACATACCATAGGTTTATTACGACTATTCAAACGTATCCCGGGCACCCAATTCTTGGAATTATCATCTTTATAGTATTTTACTATCATGTTTCTATCAAATTCCAAGAATCTGGGGTCTTCTTCTGTCCATTTTAATACATTTTGATAGAATAGTTCCCCATAAGTGTTATATTCAATGCTAATTAAGGACTTATTAGGGTCTAAATATTGACAAAATTGTAATAAAGATTCTGCCTGTTGGGGTCTCGGGGTCTGGTTATCTCTAAAATACCCTATTAATCTAATGGTAGAGTCTTTTTCTATGGTGTGGATAGCAAAACAGGTGTAATCTTTACCAATACCTTCACTCAAATCCACAGTTATTAGGACAGGAATGTTTTTTAATTTCTGTACCCCAAGTTCTCCCAAATAATTTAAATCGAAATAATAACTTTTGGAAACTTTATTGATGAATCCTTCCTCCATATTCTCAAACACCTTAGTTTTTATCTTTTTAAGGAAGGCATTATCAATCAAACTATCATTACCAATATCAAAATCACACCCGAACTGGCTATTGAATGCCTGTAAGGAGCCAAAGTTGGCAATTTGTTTTTGGTACCATTCTTCATCTCTCGGTACAAAACACTTTTTATCCGCATCCCATTCCGGTACTTCCCACCAGTCTGTCTTAAAGGGTTTGTAATCGGAAACTCCTTCTTCCGCTGCTTTATAAATACGATAAAATAGGTTCCTACCATTTTGAGTGGAAGTGATGGTACATTTGGCTTTAGCCGCTGTTACTGTAGGAAATATATTGTTATAAAAAGGTTCTGCTATATTCTTTTGGATATGGGCAAACTCATCCAAAATTAACCAGTGAATAGTCTGACCAATACCGGAGTTAGTGGTAGTAGCCTCCCCTTGTACCCTACATCCATTATCCAGGGCTATTTCCGCCTCATTCCATTTATATACCCCCGGTTTTAAGAAATAAGGTAATTCATAGAAGATTTTTTTGATTTTATCCAAGATTTCAATAGCAGTTTTTCTCTTATTACCACATACCATGGCATTTTTATCTACATTAAAGCAAATATAATGCAATAAGGCTACCGCCGTGGAAGTGGTTTTCCCGCACTGACGTACCGCTAAATAGATGGATAATTGATTTTCCATCACATGATGTAGGTACTTCTTTTGATAAGGCCTGAGTTCCACATTCCTAATACCCACCGGAGTCATCAGTTTACAATATTTTTCTACAAAGTAGATAATATCATTCTTACATTTCAACCATTCCTCTATTTCTTCTGGGGTTCTCTGAAAAGTAAGTTCTGATTTGAGTAATCTGGTATCATTCTCATAAAAAGGATTGGCTAAGAGACGTCTCCCTTGAGACAACCCCTTGATAGCCAATTCTATAGATTGAGTAGACCAGATGACCCGATGGGCCTTTTTTCCATCTTCGTCTTGTTTGATAGGATTAAAATTCATTCTTTTTTCAAATACTATGGAGTATACTTATGAGTACGGGCTCCGGATAAAATGATATTATCTTGGTAAGCAGCTCTATATTCTATCTCATAATATACTGGTTCTTTAAAGATATAAGGTCTGATGGTGAATCCTTGAGTGAATTTCAAGAAATCCGTGGTATCTCCCCCCGAATTATTAATCACATAATTGATAAGTATAGGTTGGATGATCTCTTCCCCAGGTGCTAAGGTTAATACATCTCCATTACCTCTATTTCCGGATAACATCTCACTACCTCCAAAAACTACAGGTTTAGAATAAATGTATTGAAAATTAGGGCCAATTAAATTTAAGGCCGCCTCTATCTCAGCCATTCTCAAACCATTAAATTCTTGGGTGGCAAACCAGTGTTTATCTTGGAGTTGTTCCCTATTGGTAAGCTTAGAATATACCTGCCACAAAAACTGGATGTAATTTTTTACCCCAGTCTCCAAATCATGAACTCCTCCTCTATAATGATAATTATGGATAAACTCATAATCGGAAGCCTCCCCTAAGGTAAATATCGGACTCCTCTCATTAAAATACAGGAATTGGTTTTCCATAGGATCCTCAATGGAGGTATCCCCAAAGGATTTACTCAAATTAATCACCGAAGAGTAGTAATTAAAGTAATTTGGCCTGCCTGCCTTAAACATATAATTAACCGATGTATGTATCTGAGATAGGAAGTTATGGTATAAAACATCCCGGGTATCATAATAATCATACATAGCTGATAACTTCTGTCTGGATCCTCCAAAAATGGTATATAGTTTTATAGGAGCAGAAGATTTATTTTTAAAGGTTATAAACGCCTTACACAATACATCTTTTATATCTCCATTGACTCCATCTTCCACACCGATATCTCCGGAGGAATTAGTAGATCCGGCTGGTGGTAATCCTATAATATTTTTACCATGAGGGTTGAGTTTGGTATACACCCCATTTAAGGAGAAACCTACTTCCAAGTCTCCATCTGCATTTCCCATAGAATCCTTTAATAAAGCAATATCGGAGGACAATTGGCTCAATTTTTCCTTTAAAGGTATTACTTTTCTATCCTCCGTAAAGAAACCAGAGGATATGTTATCGGCCTGATGAACAAAACTGGATTCATAATCCTTAAAACTATCTGCGATGTGACTTATTAACCCTTTCTCCTCCAATAAGTTAGATAGTTCCTTTTGTTTAATTTCTTGGTTGGTCTCGGACAAGATTTCGGTGATCAGAGGATTACTTTTAAGCTCTTCCGGAAAATCCACTTGGATAATATCGCTCCATTGAGAATATATTTTTACCAGCGGATATCCAAAATCCCATACAAACCTCACTTTAATATCCACACTATCCCCCTGTTCTATAGGAATTTCCATCTGATTGAATTTGATATCATTTTTGATGGCATCAAAGTCTTCCCATTGTATATGATATTCTCCATGGTGGTAATCTACCTTTTTATTTTTAAAAGGAGGACTATACAGGTTCCACTCTGTATTAAGATAATTCAATTGGCCATGGGCGTGGGACAGGGTGTTATTGGTAGGAGAATTAGGAGATTTATAACGGTACAATACCTCTATCCCGATGGCTTTATTTACCTCCAATTGTTGGGATTTGATATTCTTATCTAAATCTACCCATCCCCTGATATGGTATTTATTGAGGCCTAAACCAATGGTGGCGTCCACAGATATACTCTTCATTTGATGGAGGATACTGGTGATTTGAAGGTCTATATTATTACGTTTATTGGTAAGCTCCTTAATCTGCAAGTCTATATCCTTGATAGCCTCATAATCCTGTTTAGAATTGAGCCTATATTTATCCAATTCCAATTGGGATATTTGAGATTGTAGGGCTTGCCTTTCCACTTCCCTTTGTTTTTTGGTACTATAGAGGTCTTTTATTTGAATCTCTCCTTCGGAACTATTGATATGTTTGTTGATTTGGGATACTTTAAAAGTGTATACCCCATCAAAATATAAAGAGGGTTTCAAATTGAGATAAGCCCCATATTCCTCTGATAATAGTTGGGATATTGGTTGGTTGTATAGATGGGAGATTTCAAATAAGATATCTCCAATATTCTTTACGTTATTCTGATAATGGGTCTTGAAGTCGATGGATCCATCCTCGGAAAGTAATTTATGGGTGTCTAATAATACCCCGTCTCCAACTTCCGATTGTATATTCATACGGGTATTCAAAGGCATAACAAATATAGCCACATACCTATCTTCCTCCAACGGAATATCTAAATACTTATCTGAGGTAAAATCTTTGGATTTATAAAACCTTAATTTACCATAATCGGAACCATCTGATTTGAGATTGAGGTATTCTGCATTATTTACCTTTAAAGTAAGTTCCTGATTATGAATGGATACTATGGTTAATTTGGCGGATCCATCAAAAGTGGTTAATTGATCCCCAGGGATTAGAGTTTGTTTAGTATTGCCATCAAAAATAGTATATTGGGGTGCTTCCTTAATGGTCAATACTACCATTTGTTCCAATTCGGGACTTACAAAATCTTCCTTGATAGCATCAATAGTGAAGGTACCTCCGGAGGTTTGTTTGCGGATCGGTAATTGGTGGATATTATCTACTTCCTTGTAATCAGAGGATAAGATTCGGTGGTTTTTTACCAATTGGTGGAAGTTATTATAAGATATTTTTTGGGATACCTCATTGGATTGGCTCACCAGAGCATACAGGTCTTTGGTATAAATTATAATTTTCTTAACTACCACAGAATTAATATCATCTGGTATTTGAGGAAATTGTAATTTATAGTAAGGTACCGGGGATAAAAAATCTCTAAAAATATCCACTTTTTTAGAATAAAATTTCTGGTGGAAATCGGTAAGATGTATAGGGTTAGGTGCCGCTTGATAATTACGTACCTCTATAGCCCTACTATTACCAT